TCCGCTAGGGGCGTTCCGGGGGTGGGCTGGTCTCCACCCACCCCCGCGTAACGGAGCCCTACAATGGCATCTGCAGTTCAAGCCCCCTTCAATACCTCGCCGGCCTATTCGGGTACTTTCATCCCGCAGCTGTGGTCCGGCAAGCTGAACGCCAAGTTCTACGCTACGACCGTGTTCGGCGACATCGCCAACACCTCGTACGAAGGCGAGATCAAGTCGCTTGGCGACAACATCACGATCAACAACATCCCGTCGATCACGATCAACGACTACACCGTTGGTCAGAACCTGAACTACGAAGTGCCGGCCCCGAACAAGGTCGATCTGACGATCGACAAGGCCAAGTACTTCGGCGTCAACGTCTCGGACGTCCTGGAATACCAGGCCAAGCCGAACCTGATGAGCATGTTCACCGACGACGCGTCGAAGCAGATGGCCATCACCATCGACCGCGGCGTGCTCAAGGGCGTGTTCAACCAGGGCGCTGCCGCCAACAAAGGCGCGACCGCCGGCGTGCTGTCGTCCAGCTACAACCTGGGCACCGACGCCGCCCCGATCACCCTGACCGCGGCCAACGCCATGTCGTCCGCCCTGGATGAGCAGTACGTGCCCGACACCGAGCGCTTCCTGGTCATCGACCCAGCGTTCCGCAACTGGCTGATGCAGTCCCCGCTGGCGCAAGCCTACGTGACCGGCGACGACCAGTCGATCCTCCGTAACGGGAAGATCGGCATGATCGACCGCTTCACCATCTACGTCTCGAACCAGCTCCCGACCGCGGCGCTGAACCAAGACTTCGATGGGGCCGCGCAGGGCGGCGCGGCCAAGCGCCGGGCCATCATCGCCGGGCACAAGACGGCGATCACCTTCGCGTCGCAGATCACGAAGACCGAGAGCCTGCAGAACCCGAACGACTTCGGTAGTTTGGTGCGCGGACTTAATGTATATGGCTACCGAGTGATCAAGCCTGAGAGCCTGGTGCTGGCTCTCGTGGCCTAAACCCGACCCGGGACCTACGAACGGGGGCAGGCTTCACGGCCTGCCCTTTTTCATGTTAGGAAGTAATCATGACCGTCCTGGCTTCTGACATCATCGGCCGCGCGCGGGCCCAGCTGATCGACACCGGGTCACAACCGCGGTGGACCGACGCCGAGCTGCTGGGGTACATCTCCGACGCTCAACGCACGATGGTCGCGATTTCGCCTGGGCTGACGTCGTTCACCGCGACCGTAACCACGCAGCTAGGCGCGCGTCAGCGCTTGCCGGCCGACGCCTACATGCTGTTGAGCATTGGACGCAACATGGGGGTCGACGGAGCCACCCCAGGCCGCGCCATTCGGATCGTGCCACGCCAACTGATGGACAGCTATGATCCGCTGTGGGCGGCCGCGCAGGCCTCGCCCACCATGCAGCACTACATGTACGACCCGGCCGAGCTGGTGTTTTACTACGCCTACCCACCCGCCGACGGCCACGGCCACGTGGAGATGGTCTACTCGCTGTTGCCGCCCAACGTCACGACCACGGCTGACGAGCTGACCGTGCCCGATCTCTACCAGACCGCGGTGTTCTACTACGTCATGTTCCGCGCCCACGCGAAGGACAGCGACTTCGCCGCCGGCCAGGCGCTGGCGCAGCCGTTCATGGAGCTGTTTAACACCTTCATGGGCGTCGGCCGGACCAGCGACCTGAACGAAAGCCCGAACCAACAACTTGCCCCGGCGAACCTGGGCCAGCGGGGTGCAGCCAAATGACCTACATCCCCCTCGACAGCTTCCTCCCGAAGGTGATCCCTTACGTGCGGGATTGCCCCGAGCCCGTGGCCAAGGGCGCGCTGCGCGACACGCTCATTGAGTTCTGCCAGCGTACGCACTGGCTCGTCGACGAGCAGGTTACTGTGACCCTCCTGGCGGCCACTAGCGTGTATAACCTGGACCCGCCGGAAGACACCGACATCACGTCGATCGCCGAGGTGCGGGTCAACGACATCACGCTGACGCCCAAGAGCGCGGACGAACTCGAGCAGATGTTCACCCGAGACTGGCGCAAGGCCACCGGACGGCCGCGCTACTACCTGCGCGAGACACCTGGCGAGCTGACGATCTGCCCTACCCCCGCGGAGACGGTGGCCGGCGGGCTGACTTATAAGCTGGTGCTGATGCCAGCGCAGGATGCCGCGCTGGTCGACGACGAGCTCTACTTCAACTGGGCCGAAGGCATTGCCGCCGGCGCTCGCGCGCGACTGCACGAAATCCCCGGCTTCCCCTTCTCGGATGAGGCGGCTTCGGCCAAGTTCCGCGCTCGCTTCGAAGGCGTGATCGCTACCGCCAGGCGCGACAGGAACCAAGGCATGACGCGGGGACCGCAGTCGGTCCGCATGCCGAGGCTTGTCTGATGGCGCGACGCCTCCACATCGTCAAGGACGACACCCAGGCGCAGCTCACCGTGGCGCTGACCGAGCGCACGAACAATGCGCCCATCGATGTCTCCGGCGCGGCCATTGTGCGCATGTACACGCGGCAGGATAACACGACCACAGTGCTCGATACGATTGAGGCGACGAAGCTGCCCGGCCGCGTGCTCGATGACACTACGCTGGACACCACGGTCACGACCCCGGGCCAGGGCGGGCGCGTGCAGTTCGATCTGCCGCCCGCGTTCACAGGGCGCGACCCTGGTCTGTACGAAGGCGAGATCGAGATCACCTTTGAGAGCGGGCTGATTAAAACAGTGTATGAGGTCGTGAAGTTCAGCATCCGCGCTGATTTCTAGGAGTAGCCAGATGGCCGCTCTCGACTTTCAGGACCCGGCAAACTCCCAGTACCTAGCGCTGCTGGTGCGAGGCGCGTACGCCGTGCCCTCGACGGACCCGTTCGACGCCGTGTCGGCCGTCGACACGATGACCGTGAACCTGAGCAAGGCCATCACGGATACGGTCACGACGGCCGACAGCCAGACGAACGACGCCGGCGGCTACATCCCGCAGCTGAACTTCTCGGATCCGCGGAACTCCCAGTACCTGGCGCTGATCCTGCTGGGCCGGACGTTCACCGACAGCGTCACCGCGCTGGACGCCGCCCCGACGAAAGACCTGCGCAAGGTTGTCGATGACAGCGTTGTGGTCGGCGACGTCGTGCCGATGCAGGACTATGTCCCGTCGCTCAACTTCACCGAGCCGCGGAACTCCCAGTACCTGCCGCTGATCCTCCTGGGCGTAGTCCCGACGCCTGACTGGTTCGTCGACCATGTCCATGTCACCGACACCGTCGAGCCCAACCTGGGCCGCGACCTGGTCGACGTCGTGGTGGTCACCGACGACCCGGCGGTGCGCCTCGACCGCGAGCTCGTCCTGGAGGCTGCCGACACCGTCGAGGCGCTGGAGCAGCTGCGCCCGCACATCTACACCAACAGCGTCCGTCCGCTCATCACCAAGCCGCCGCTGCTCAGCACCGCGTTTGCGCGCCCTGCGGACATCGTCGCTCGGGTCTCGCGCACGCTCGGCCGCCACCACGCGACAGCGCCGGCGGACTACCTCCAGCCGGAAGATGCCGTGCACGTCGTGATCAGCGCGACGCAGCGCACCGACACCGTCGGCGTCTTCGACACCGTCGCCAAGCACCTCACCACGGCCGCCGGTCCCGACATCGCGACGCCGACCGACGTGCTGACCGAGCTGAACCTCTACCCGCCGAAGCCGATCGACCCGGTCGCCGCCTCTGACGCGATGACGCGCAATGTCGGAAAGGTTGCGTCCGACACCGTGGCGGTGTCGGACGCACTCGTCATGGATGTACAGAAGGTTCTAACCGACGCACCAACGGTGGCCGACAACGTGATTGTTGGCCGCATAGATTTCATCGGCATCTCGACCCGCGAGGCGGTCAGCGCGTCGGAAACCGTGTCGTTGCCCGTGGGTGCGGCGGCCGGTGACATGTGCCACATCTTTGTGGAGTTCAGCGCAGCTGCAGTGACGAGCACCAGCGGCTGGTCTACCACCAGCAGGACGTGGTGGTACGACAGCTCGGTATTCTGGAAGAAGCTGTCCAGCACAGACATCACCAACGGCAGCGTTACACTTGGGACGCTTAACTCGGCCAGCGCGATTACTCTGGTCGTGCACCGAGGTGTTACGACGTCGGTGTTGAAGACGGACGAGGGCACGTCGAGCTCCGCTGGAACGACCATCGCGCTGACGGGATACACGAAAGCGGTCGGCTGCCGGGGGATCCTGACGGCGGTGTCAGATCGCGACCCGGACAGCGCGCCGACGCCGCCTGCCGGGTTCGCGTCCCGCGGCGGTCAGCACGCGACCTACTTCACCCAAGCCATCGCTGACCTTGTGGACCCGTCGGCCTACACGAATGGGGCGGCGCTCACCTGGGCAGGCATGCAGGGCACGTCCGACTACGCTCAGCACGGCTACGTCTTCGAGCTGACCTGACTTGTCGCAATACACGCTAACTGTTAGCATAGTCGAAACTCACCAGGGATAGAGGCAGATGCCGCCACTGAACGTGAAAGATGGAGCGGGCGCGGACATCGTTCTGTTTGCACCGCGGTCCATCATCAGCCTGTCCGGCACCATCACGGTCGGCGGCACGCCCCAGGACCTGATCGCGGCCTCCAGCGCCTACGACTATGTTGAGCTCAACAATCCCGGCACGGCTACCGAGAGCCTGTTCTTCAACGACACGGGCACGCCCTGCACCAACAACCCCAACGTCGACACCGAGCTGCCGCCGGGCGGCACGTATATCTGGGCCGCGGTGGGTACCGTGCCGGTGCCGACGGCGGCCATCTCGATCGGCGCGGTGACAACCGGCCACCCGTTCCGCGCCAAGAGGGTCTAAGATGAACCTGCTCCGCAAACTCCTTCTCGTCGCCACGCTGGCGCTCAGCGCGCTGCCCGCGCTCGCGCAGCCGGTTTCGAGCGCCACGGCGACCGCCCAGAACCAGGTTACGGGCAACACCTACATCGGGGCGACCGGGTCGACGGCCTGCGCCAGCGACACCGCGGACTGCTCGGTCAACGCGATCCTGAAGCGCATCGCGCAGCGCAACACGTCTATCCTGACGGCGCTGGGCTCACCCTTCCAGGCCGGCGGCTCGATCGGCAACACGACGTTCGCCTCGACGCAGTCCGGCACCTGGAACATCACCAACATCTCTGGGACGGTTTCGCTGCCGACTGGCGCGGCCACCGCGGCCCTGCAGACCACCGGCAACTCCTCGCTGTCGACCATCGCGTCGAACACAGCCGCGGCCACGCCGGCCGGCACCAACATCATCGGCCGGGTCGGCATCGACCAGACGACCGACGGGACCACGAACAAGGTCTCGGTGGGCAACATCACCGGCACAGTGTCGCTGCCGACGGGCGCGGCCACGGCCGCGAACCAATCCACTGGAAACTCGTCTCTCGCCAGCATCGTCACAAATACGACCGGCTTGGCTACGGCGTCGGCTCAGACGACGGCGAACGGCTACCTCTCCACCATCGCGACAGCGGCGGCCGACACGACGCCTGCGACGGTGAACATTACGCAGGTTGCCGGATCCTCGATCTCGCAAGGCCACGGCACCGCGGCGGCTGCAATTCGGGTTGAGCTGCCGACGGATGGGACCGGCATCGTCGGGCTCGCCGCGGGCACCAACGCCATCGGTAAGCTGGCCGCCAACTCCGGGGTGGACATCGGCGACGTGGATGTCACCAGTCTTCCTGCGCTTCCAGCGGGCTCGAACCTGATCGGCGGCGTGAAACTTACAGACACGGGCGGCACCACCAACGCGACGGTAAAGGCTGCAAGCACTCAAGCCGTGACGACAGACACCAGCCTTGTGGTCGCCCAATCGCCGCTGCCGAACACCCTCTGTGACGCCTCGGTGGCGATCAGCCAAACGGCTTCGACTGATGTGCTTACCAGCACCGCAAAGATACACATCTGCTCGATCATCCTCGTGAGCGACACGGCGCAGTTCATTAACGTGATCGAAGGCACCGGCACCGTCTGCGCCACCGGGGGCGCTGCGCTGATCGGCTCCACCACCGCTGGCTCCGGTCTTTCGGTGGCCGCTAACGGCGGCTTCTCAGCGGTGTCGGATCGCGCGTGGCTGAAGTCCAAAACGACTGCGGATCATATCTGCGTCACACAGAGCGGTTCGGGGCGCCTGTCGGGCGTGATCACCTACAAAGACGCTTCCTGAGGAGTGCTCTTGATGCGCATGATCTCGCGACTTTTCGCTGCAATTTTTGTTTTTGCCGCCCTCATCTCCCCGCTTTCTTCGTTTGCAGCCACTCCGTTTTCTATCGGCTCAAATATTACCGGAGTTAGTGGGAACAACATCACGCTCACCACTACCGCCGATGCACCTGCTGGAGCGGGAGTTGTGGTGTTTGTCCAAGTCGTCGGGGGGAGTTGGACCGTCAACGGCATCACCGATAGCGTTGGTGGAAACACTTGGTCATCCACAACGCAACTCAACAGCAATACAGACCGATATAGGATGTATTCGACCATTTTGACCAATGCACTTCCTTCTGGAAGTGTTTTGACCGTAAGCTTTGGCAATACGGGCACGAGCTTTCGGGTTATTACAGCCGCAGCCATCACTGGCGTTAGTGCGCAGGATGCTAATGTGGCTGGTACTGGTGGCGCAAGTTCAAGTCGGTCAATCTCTCTACCAACGCTTGCTTCCAATAATGAGGTTGTTTTCGTTGGAATCGGGACTCGCTCATCCATCACTAATCCGATCACTGAGGCTAGTGGATACGCTGTGGCGACAACGCAGCCATCACCTAGCGACAACTATGCGATGCAAATTTCTTACCGTATCGTGAGTTCCAATGTTGCTGATACTCCGAGCTGGTCATGGTCGGCTTCGGTGCAAAACGGTATGCAAGCGATGTCTTTTGTCCTTCAAGGAGCTTGCGCGCCTAAGCGCTCGCTCTTGGGAGCCGGTTGTTGAAGGATCAAGCCATGTTCTGGCTGGCCTCATTTGTTCTGCTTTGCATGGCTGCTCTGCCTATCGAGGCTGTCTCAGGTAGCAGGCTAAAGATCAAATTATGGCCAACGGCGCTGCAATGTATTCTTGTGCTCGCGCTGCTGCTGTGCGGGTCTGCGGCCCATGCAGGCGCAGCCAACAGGCTCAAGCTTAGCGTGTTCCACTCGCTGCCGCTGGCTATGCTGCCCAACGACGGCGGAGCAACCAACTTCGCCTATTATCTAGAGGCCGACTTTCCGGCGCAGGGAAACCCCGCGGACCCCGGATACTCCGCCTACCCCGTGGCCAACTTTGACCAGCCGATAAATCAAACGGTCTCCGATCCAATCTGGAAGTTTGCGGTTGTCGTCGGCAAGGGGCCAACCGACGCGCAGTATGCGGCCGGCGTGCGCAATGCCATTACGGACGTTCGGTGCAACCTCAACGGCGGCTCTTGGGCGGTTAACACCACCCCCAGCGACAATGACCAAACCGGGATAACCCGCTACGCCGGGGAGGCCGTATATACGTTCGGCGTCGACACCGCGCAGTTTTCGGATGGGCTAAAGCAAATCCGCTGCGTGGTCACGCCGATGACCGGTAAGCCCCTCATCATGCAGGGGGAGCCGTGGCTGTTTCGCGGAACGGCAACGTCAGGAAGCAACGTCGTAAACGTGGCGTTCACTTGGCAAGGGTCGCCTAAAATCGGGCAATTCCTGATTGGCAACAGCATAGACAATTATTCGGCCAGCACCACGTTGCCTAGCTCCGGAACAACCGGAACATTTGAGATGAACAGTAACGCCTCCGGCTCGCCGGGGCTGCAATATTACTCATCTCCGTTGCGCTATCAGTCGGTTATGTCGCTTTGGGTCAACCTCAACCGCGGCGGGACGCTTCCGGGCGGCTTCGCGTGGGTCGACCCCGTCGGCGGGTCTGACGCCAACAGTTGCCTAACCACGACAGAAGTTGCGCCGCCGGTCATAGCGACAGGCTTTTGTGCAACCGTAAACCAAGCTCTGGCGCAGATGCGTACGGCGCCCGGCCATTCCGGTGGCGATGTTGGCGGCGGGACAATCGAGCTCAACGCCGGGGACTACTCCATAACGTCTGAGGCGGCAGAGACCCCTGCGGCGACGCAATACCTCCGCATAAAGTCGGCACCTGGTGTGGCCCGTGACACCGTGCGTATCGTCGCCGCCGCGGGCAACCGCCTATACACGCAGAAGCTATATTGGGATAACGTGACGCTATACCTACAGCCCGGCGTGGCGGTGGGTGCGAACGTCGGTCAAACCCGCTTGCCCATGACGTGGCTTCGGAACGTCAAATATACTTGCCAATATCAGACGATCGGGCCAAGCGCGTGGTGCGGCCAATACGCCGATTTCATAACGGAAAGCACGCTTGAATACGTCGGTGACATGACGGCGTATATGTGGCGCAACACCACCATCAACTTTAATAAGGGCGATGGCTTCACCAGCGCTCGCGCCGTTCTGCAGTCGACCATAAAGAACATGATTGGTTATCCGCTTGGGGTAAACATTCATGCGGACGTGTACCAACTTCGTGTCGGGCACCCACCCAACAACCTAGTCTTTAAGTTGCAGGCTACAGAGGAAATTGACAGCCAAGTTTTGTTTAGCGACGGGAACCCGCCGGCTACGCAGACCGCAATTATTGGCTCCGCCGTCAACAACCGGCCGCTGGGAAACCATGGGTTCTATGGCTTCCAATATGGCGGGGTGGGGACAAACGGGTTCTTTGTTTGGGGCACAAGCATTGTGAGCACGGCCCCGAAATTCAACAGTCAAGGGCCGTTCTCCACCGTCTACACGGTATATCAAGACAACGTGTCGGCGTGCCCGACCTACGACCCGGAAGTCGTCAGGCCGACGGGCATAATCTACAACGGCCTCAACTCGGCTTGCTCACCATGAGCCGGGCGCACGCAACTTGCAGCATTTCTAGCTAACTGTTAGCATGGCTCAACTCGCGCCTCACCAGGGATCCACAATGCTCAACCACGTCGAAGGCGACAGCGGCCTGAACGCCGGGCTCCTCGCAGACCTGATGGTCAAGGGCCACCTGAAGCTGGAGCTGTTCGACGAGAGCGGCCAGCTCAAGCAGGTCACCGAGGTCGACAACCTGGTGGTCACCGCGGGTAAGGGCTTCATCGCCTCGCGGATGAAGGACACCACCGCCGCGGCCATGACGCACATGGCGGTGGGCACCACCAACACGGCCGCAGCCGCCGGCGACACCGCTCTTGCCGCGGAAGTCGGGGCCTCGCGCACGGGGCTAACATCGACCACGGTGACTGGGAGCTCCATCGCCTACGTGTGCACGTTTGGCGCGGGCGTCGGGACCGGCACGCTGGTCGAGGCTGGGCTGTTCAACGCGTCGCCGGCCGGCACCATGCTGGCGCGCACCGTCTTCGCGGCGATCACCAAGGCGGCCGGCGACAGCCTGACGATCACCTGGACCGTCACCATCTCCTAAGCGAGGCACCATGGCCGTCCTGTTCGCCAACAATGCTACGGCCACGCTGGCGTCAGGTATTTCAGCGGCTGCCGGCGTCATCCCCCTAGCCGCGGGCCAGGGCGCGCGCTTCCCGTCGCCGTCGGGAGGCGATTACTTCTATACGACCTTGGTCGACGCCTCGAACAACATCGAGATCGTCAAGTGCACGTCCAGGACCGGCGACAACCTGACTGTCACCCGGGCGCAGGAGGGCACCACAGCCAGGATTTATAGCCTGGGCGATAAGTGCGAGCTGCGCATCACGGCCCAGTCCCTGGTCGAGCTGAACGCCGTCAGCGACGGGTCGGTCACCACGCAGAAACTCGCTGCCAGCGCGGTGACCACTGCGAAGCTGGCCGACCAGGCCGTGGACGGCCGCGTGCTGGCGAACAACGCGGTGGGCCCCACGAAGATCGCGGATGGCTCCATCACGACGGCGAAGATCGTTGCCGGTGCGGTAGACGCCAGCAAGCTGGCTGCCGGCGCGGCCATCGGGTCGATCGGCTTTACGCCAGTGCGCCAAGGTGGCACGGCGGAGATCAAGCTCACCTGGGTTGAGCCCTTTGTCTACGGCTTCGTGAACAACGTCGCACAGGGCAAGCTGCTGTTCGAGAGCGCCATCCTCGGTGCAACTTTCAGCGCGGGCTACCGCGGTCTGCCGCCGGTGCCGGTGTCGACGACGATCACATTGGATCCTGCGCACAACGGCAAGATGCTGGTCAACTCGGCGGCCGGCGTCACAAACTGGATCCCGCAGTTTGCAGACGTGGCGATCGACGAGGGCGCGGTCATCCACATTGCAAACGTTTCGGGAGCGCCTATCACCATCGGACAGGGCACCGGTGTATCGCTCATTAATACGGCGGCTGGATCCAGCGGGACGCTCACGCTGGCAAACTTCGGCTTCTGCCGCGTTGTTCGCGTGACAGGCAACACATGGTTCGCCGAAGGTAACGGTCTTTCGTAAAGCGGGGTGAGGAGGTGGACGATCTGGAGCAGTACAACGTGGACGCTCTACGCAAAGAGGTATCCACCCTGGTCACGAAGGTGGAGAGCCTGGCCACGAAGGTGGAGAGCCAGAC